GTCCTTTCTTCCACTGAGTCTGCCAAGTCATCGGATAGGATTTCAGTAGTCCCGTAGACGATTAGGGCATCCTCTTGTGATAGTGGAAGTCCGGACTGAAGTTTAAACAATACCTGTTCGAGAGCCATTTGCCTATTCTCAAGCATGACCTTTTGAGCTTCAGCAACCTTCTTGTCAGAGTCAGCGGCTTTGTTAGCAGCATCCTCCTGATTCTTAACAATCTCGCTCTGAGTCTTTTGTGCTTCGGCCTGTAATAGCATTTGGTTAGCCATTTCAGTTTTCTGCTTCTCAGCTTGAATAGCGCCCATATCAATATCTAACTCTTCAGCCTCTTCAGGGGTTGGTGTGTCGATACCTTGCAGAATCATCGACTTACGCACACGCTTATGAAGCTTGTCTTTGATGTGCTTCGGAGCATCGTGTAGATCAACCATAATGTCAGAGATTAACGGGGCAAGCTCTGGGTTAGAGTTAGTTAATAGGGCAAGCTTCTCCGCTAATTCTGCCTTCTGAGTTACACCATCAAGACCCGCAACAGCCTCTACGTTATATGTACCCGTAGTAATGTCATTCTCTACCACCACTTCGGCAGTCATAGAGTCGCGCATTGTCTTGTTAATCTCAACCTCTTCACTCTCACCCTCAGCATTTAGGAAAGATACAATCATCTCATTGCCGTAAATAGCAGGGGCTAAGTCAACGATAATAGTGCCTGTAAGCTCTACAGCCTTCCTGTGGTTGTCACGGTTAATCGCTGTGCCTAAGTTAGTTTGAGCTACTTGTGAGCGATAGGAAGTCCCTGAGAGCTGCTGAATAGCCATATCATTAACTGAACCCATAGCAGCTTGAATATCACGCTCTGCCTGACCTATCTGCTGAATGAGAGCAGGGCTTAACTCTGCGCTATTCATACGGAAAGGTAATTGACCTGACTCTGTAGTGTTATAGCGGAGGATAGGTGGAAGTGGTTGAGCCTCCCAGTCACTCTCCATACCATCAATAGCCTCAGCCTCCACTAGAATAGGCTGCTCAGGCTGAATAGCAGTGGTTTCGATAAACTTACTTACCGCGTAGTCATCAATTCTCTGCGCGTCTTTAGCTAAACGTACACGGCCTCGGATGTAATTCGTACCTTGAACCGTTGTGATGATTCCGTAATCAGGAATAAACGGGAAGTAACTAGATGGGAAGTCATAAGCACCCTCAAGTATCTCAAGACCATTCACCATAACCATTTTTACACGGTTACTCTCTACTGATCTTACTTTTGGCTTACCATTGGAGAACTTGGCAATATTAGGGTCTTTCTCTTGCTCGCGATTCTCTAACTCTTGGATAGTACCATCAACCATCTGAGCAATACGCTTAGTGTAAGGCTCTTTATACCAATACTGAGCAACAGCTACCGTATTCCCCTTATACCATGCGGAGTCGATGTGAGTGCCACGCTGCAAGTCTGACATCGTATCAAAACTAGACACCTCAGCTTTAGGCCATCTGGCTTTATGTTCTTCTAAAGTAATATGTTCAATGTAAAACAGGTGCTTCGCATCAGTGTTAAGGATTTGAGGGGTAGATAGAGCATCGAAAAACAAGGTGTTAACAGCATCGGGAATAGAATCAATCCACATCTTCTGCTCAAAACTATCATCTTTATAGCCCGTCTTAATACGCCAAGCACCAAAACCACACGTCTGGTTAGCACTAAAGCCCGTATCATAGGCATTCACAGCATCCGACTGTTGCTCAATATGCTTAATCAAAGCCTCAAGAGCATAAGCGCCATCCTTAGTAGCACCGTTACCATCGGGAGCAACCGAAATCTCTGGCCTCATGCTTAAGTAAGTGCCTTGTGACTTCTGTAATTCATAGGCAATCTTGTTAACAGAGTAGCGTGGGGATTCATCTTCCATTCGATAATCTGAGCCATCCAGGTAACTAGAAAAACCCTCCCTTCCATCAATCCAAGTACCACCTTGCACATTAGCAACGATAGTATCTTCATTCATGATACGTCTTTGATACTGCTCGACACTGTGAATGTCTGACCAGTTTTTCATGATTTTAAGGTGGAAGTTAGCTTTCTTAGCTCTGCTCATTGCCATGATTAGTATTTCCGTCTAGCCGGTTTAAACTCCTTCCTTTCCACGTTATTTGGGTTAGCAAACGCCATAACCATTGAATCGAACATATTTGGGGAGGAAATTTCGAGTTTTTTCATCTCATCTTTCGTCATTATCTGCCTTAAACCAGAATTATTTATCTTTTCCGGCACTCGACATACTTCAGAGCGTAATTTTATCATATTTTCGATGCCTTCACTATCAAGGCTAATCATGGTATCGGGGTCAACATATTCACCCTTCACTAAGGCTCGATAGGAATTGTAGAAACGATCAGCTAAAGCCACTGAATACTGCGCTCTATTGTTCTTGAACGTATCTTTATACAGAGACTTCTTACGCTCACCCTCCATCGGCTCATAGTATCTCTTAGCATTATCCTGCCCAACACCCGCCAAGCTTCCACGGTACATATGAGGCTGAATCCTTGTGCCTTGTAGACTCCTGCCTATCTGCCCTTTAAGCCCTGCGCCCATTCCATCTCCATCCCACACAAACCAAGAGGAGTCATACTTCTTAGCGACAGACAGCGCCCACTCACAGCCGTCATCAATCTCACCCCTATCCATCTCATCACACAAGAGAACAACAGAGCCACGCCTTACGCATAGTCCTTTAGTATCATAACCTGCGTCTGATGGGTCATGAGCAGTTACAACATGTCCGAGAGGGTCTAAGCCTTTCCTGAAGTCTGGATTCTTGTGTAGGTCAATAGCAGCGTCAAACCACTCTGGCTTGATAATAGAGTTCTCTACAGTGTCATTGTACTGACCGCCCCAAATATGGTCATAGAGCGCTCTAGGTAGATTCTTGAAGTCATCTAGCCTTTCTTGCTCCAACTCAGGAGGGAAGAATGGATTGTCATTATACGAACACTCAACCACAAGGCACATATCATCTTCATACCATCCTTGCTCCCTTAGCTTCTCATCAGCCCTCTTAAGGTACTTCTGAGCAATAGCATCAGCGCTAGAACCTCGGTTCATTGTTATCCAAATCTCAGGAGGATTGCCGCCCTCTTCATTATTGGCAGCACTAGAGCGTACAGAAGGGGTTAAGACTTTCAGTGACTTATCACTTACCGATTCACCTTCCTCAATCCAGAACTTATCAACACCCGCGAGTGATTTAAGAGAGGTAATGTTTCGAGCTAAACCTTTGTAGAAGATTCTCCCGCCTGACTCTGACCTTATCTCATTATTGGTATGGGTCATCCCTTCAATGCCAAGCCTATCAATCTCTTGCTTAAGGCTTTCGTGCACCGAGTCATCAATGGAGTTTTGGAATTCCCTAGAGGCGCACACCTGCTCACCATTAGCAGCAAACATCAGCATAATATCACCCACGGAGATAGACTTACCCGAACCACGACCACCTACCGCAATCTTAATCCGCTTTGGCTTAGAGAGCAGTCTAGTTATAGGCTTGGGTATTTCGAGCTTGACGTTAGCCACGAGTCTCAACAGGTAGGATAGTAAAGTTATTCTCTATCTTCTGACCCTTAGTGGTTACGTCTGAATCTACCTTATCGGAATAGCCATGCTTACCCAAAGCCAACTTAGTAATAGCCGCATTGAAGTCACCAGAAAGCCCATTATTCATAAGCTCTCGATGCTGCATGGTTAAAATTTGATCTAATATGTTGGAAAACTCAGCTTTGTCCTCATGTTCACGCCAATCATAAAGCGTTGACCTGTTGAGGTTTAAGTACATAGCTAGAGCTTCATGGGAGGGAATCATGTCGCCTAGAGTGCGCCAATCTTCTAAGTATTGGTTAGCCTTCTCTAGCAACTCTGGTGTGTATTTAGTTGGTCTTGCCACGCCCTCTCTCCTTAACGTGAGCCTCTATCCCTAGCGCCTCCCTTTGAGGTTTTGGGTTTAGAGTTCTTTGCATAATACGCTTTTACTTGCGCCCCTGACATTTTACGGCCAGAGGGTGAAGTATAAGTGTCTTTACCTGTTTTCTTGAATGG